TTTCGATTAAACTTCCGTTCTCTTTTTCTAAAGAGTATTTAAAAAAGCTAGTTGCTGCTGCTTGAGTTAATCCTGTGATTACTCCAGAAGCTACAGTGTCTATTGTTATGTTTCCAAAGTTAGCAATCAATACCTCTGAAATTCCGCCTGTGGAGTTTCTACAGTCAATCGCTCTCCCTTGTGTTAATGCACATGCCATAATGTTTATTTTTTTTAATGTTTATAAAAAAAGGGGTAAGGTATTTTACCCACCCCTCTTTAATTAATTGTTAAAGTACTACTAAGGTACTAATGTAAATTCTACTACCTCGTCTACGAATCTTACTTGTACTCCTCTTTTGAAAGTAACGTCAAAGAAAATATTCTTTTCAGTAACAGGGTCAAGTCTAACTTTCATTGCATCTTCGTCAGCATCTCCATCCATTCCTATTACAACGTTAGCGTTTCTTGTTAAAATCATTCGCTCTGTTCCTGCTGCTCCTGGAAGCCCTACAGTAGGTCTTAATGCTACGTTAGTTCCGTAAAGTCTCTCTTGCTCGCCATCTCCTGAATAGTGAAATAAGTTAGCGTTTTTAAGTGCTACTACATATTTTTTGTAAACTGAAATTGGGATAAACAATGAAAGGTCTTCTGCGTTAGAGATGTTTTCTGGAATTGCAGACCACATTGCATCTAAGATAGCTAATACGTTAGCTGTACTGATAGTTGTTGCTACAGTAACTCCTCCTGTGTTGCCATCTACTGCTGCTCCTGCGTCAACGATTTTTAGAAGCCCGTCATAATACGAAAGGTTGTTAACTGCACTAGCAGTATCTCCTCTGAAGTCGCTGATTGTCAACTGGTTAGACATTGCGTTCATCTTCTTTTCCATGTAAACAGCTTCAATCTCTGAAGGCATTTCTTCTTCTCCTGCTGCTCCTTTCTTTACTAGAACTTGCGCCCAGTAACCGTTCAAATCTTTAATACAAAGATTCTCTGAAACTGCAATAGCTCCTACTGTTAATGTTCTCTGCGTCAGTGCAGTAGACCCGCTCGCGGTGCGTGTACACGCGTCTGAGCCAAACACGATATCAGTTGATAAAAACTGTAAATGTGAACTTCCTTTAATTCCTGTTTGAATGTCAGCTACCTCTGCTAATCCTCCTGTCGCTTGCATCTGCGCGATTAATGGGAAGTCTTGGTCTTCGATGTATGCTGCTAATGTTCCTAAGCTAAATGCCATAATTTTCTGATTTTTAGTAAGTTACGGTGTTTTGGTTAAATCGTAACTTTAAGTTATTATTTATTTATTTTGTAAAAATTGATTTCTTTTTAGGAGAAATTACTCCACTTCTTTTTTTCTTAATTGGTGCTACGCTAGATTCTTTTGCAAGTTCCTCTACTGCTGTAAACATAGCTTTCTCTTTTGTGTCGCTTTCTTCTTTGTATTTAGCAAACTCTGCTTTAACTTCTGATAATTCAGTTTCTAAAGTTTCTACCTTTGCAAATACAGTTTCTGTGCTTTCGATAATCTTACGAATCTTTGCCTCTGTTACTGTTTCTGCAATAGGCTCAGGAGTTGCTTCTGTACTTAACTCTTCCTCTTCCTCTGCTTCTACTTCTTTAATGTCAGTGATTGCGCCATCTGCTACAGTTACTATTGTTCCATCAGCTAGTGGATATTCTCCGTTAGGCATAGGAGCTACTACACCCTCTACTTCTACAGTTACCATTGCGCCAACTTCTAAAGCAGGGTCTACGTTTATCATAGTGCCATCTGCTAACTCAGCAGCAGCTAGTTTAATTTCGGTTACTTCAGTAGGTGCTACTACTGTTTCTTCGCCGAAGATTAATTTCTTTACTTTGTCTAAAGTTTCTTTACTCATACTATCTATTGTTTTGTTATTTATTACTTGTACACTCTCTTGTACACTTTTTTCAAATGCTTGTATAGCTTGTCTAATTTTATTAATCAAATCTTCATCCATTGTAACTGGTTCTAACTGCTTAAACATACCTTCTACACTAAAGCCCGAAAACTCCCCTGCCTTTATAGAATTCCATATTTCATCGTTATCAACTTTTGCAGAACCCCACAGCGAACCGTTAGGAACTTTCTCAAATTCTTTAGGCGCTACCTTTCCACGTTCATTGTCTATAATAAGGTTGTCTAGCATATAAACCCCTTCTGCAATTTGTCTAGGGTCGTGCATTAAGTTAAAGTTGTTAGTCATGCCTAATCTACTTTGCTTTTCTCTAATTGCTTCGATTGTCTTAGCTGAGAACTTAACAAAGAATTTCTCGCCTTGCTCTCCGATTCTAGGAATTAATAAATCAGCTACCATAAAGTAGCCCTCTATAATTCTTTTCTCTTCATCTTTTACAGCGAACTTATGCTCTGTCTGTTTACTAAATGCCATCCAATTACTTTCTATTGCAGGTTGGTCTACTAAAGCTATGGCAGTTACTCCAGACTCATCGTCTGTGTCTATTACTAATTCAAATACTTCTATTTTTTCCATTGTGTTGTTTATTTAAATTTTTTTATTATATTTGTGTTATAATTTGTCATAGAGATTAAATCCTATTGAAGTAGGTCAAAAAGCAGGTGTTGTCGCACTTGCTTTTTTTGTGCTTAAAAAGTAGCGCTCTCTTCTATTACGCTAACATTGTTTTGTGTGTTTGTTATGTCTGTTTCAGTTACAAATACTTGTTGGTTTCCTAGTATTGTGCTAGTGTTACTAACTGGAGTTATTGCTGCTCCTCCTCCTGCGTCAGGACCTGTAGGACCTCCATCTCCACTGTCTAAAGTAGGTAAAGCAGGCGCAGGAGTACTGTTAAATGTAGTTGCTTTAATCTTCGCTATAGTTGCTGCTGTAGTTATTACAGATGTAGCCAAAGCTGCTACCATTGCAAACCCACCATCAAATTTAGGATACTGAGCAAATATGCTTGTTAAGGCTTGCGCTCCATTTATTGCAGCCATTGCTATCTGCATTTTTTTGTCATTTTCAAACTGCCTTTTACGTATTTTGTCTTTAGTTGCTGCTGTTTTAGCCTCCTCTGCTGCTAGTTGCTTTTCTGTAAATTGTTTTGTAGCTCGTAAATTATTGAATCTTTCTTCTTCTTTTTTTAAGTCTTCATTTGCACGAGTATTAGAAACATCTGAGATTGCATTCAAAGTAGTTAAAGCTAAGTCCATAGCAATCTGTGCCGCTTCTCGTCTAGCTGCATTCTCTTTCGCTATCCTTTCTAAATCCTTATTATGTAAAAAATTCTTAGCATCGTTTAAAATTTCTTCATTTGATTTTAACCCCTCTATAGTAATAGTATTTTTATCTAGTCTTTCTGTCTGTAGTGTTAAATCTTTATCCGCTATTTCTACATCATCCATTAATGCGTCCTTCTTAGCTTGCTGCTCTTTAGACCTACCCATTGCTCTATCTGCTGCGCCTGCTTCCCATGCTTTCTGAGCCGCTTTGTCTCTTTCTTCTTTTTCTTTTGCTAGTCTTGCTGCTTCATCTGCTGCTGCCTTTTCTGCTGCTTCTCTTTCGGCTGCATTACCTACAAATTCATCTGTGTATTGGTTTTCTGCTTCTAATAATCCTAATATAGCTTGCTTTTCTTTTTCGAGATTAGCTATTTTATTTATTTTTTCTTGGTTTTCTCGCATTTGAGAACCAACAATATTACCGCTAAGTTTTAAAGCTGCGCTAAACATACCAGCTTGCTCCTCGGCTGACTTATTGTTAGCATCTATTAAACCTGTTTCTATCTCTACTAATTTGTTTTGCAAGGCTGTTGCTCTAGCTTTACTTTCTAAACTCTTAACATATCCATCTATAGCAGCAGTAGCAGATTCTGTATTAATAGTTTCTAGTGTTAGATTGCCTAGATAATCTGGAGCTAATTTATTTAACTCCTCTATAGCCGCTTGTCTTTGTTTTTTGCTTAAAGTGTCATTCTTAGCCACTTTTATTAATTGGTCAAGCTCTATCTTTTCTGCTACAGTTGCTTTTTGCGCTTCCTCAGACGCTTCTGTAAATGCTTTTTGTGCAAATGTAGCTTCATTACTTTCTTCTATAAATAATTTATATGCTGCTACTGCTGCCAGAACAGCTCCTACTATTAACATTATAGGGTTAGCTTTCATTACAGTATTTAACACTTTTTGCGCTATTGTTGCAATTTTAATGTTTCCGCTTAAAACTCCTGTAGTTACTGCATACGCTTTTTTAGCCGCGTCTAGCAACCATGTTTTGGCTGTTGCTATAGTTGTCGCTATTGTTTCTTTTACTTGCTCAATAGTTCCATCTTCTATAAGATTATTGTATAGCTTTCTAGCAGAACTCAAACCCTCTATCGCTCCTTTTAAGCCCATAGAAACCATCATAGCTTTTTCGATATTTCTACCTACTTCCTCCATTGTTTCATTCTCTCCACCTAATAAGATAAAAGAGGTCGTTAAGTCTCCTACTGCACCCGCAACACTTCCGATTTCTGAAGCTACTTGTTCTCTGTCTAGACCTTCAAAAGACAACTCCATGTTTTTAATCTCCTTAGAGGTTTGAGCCATTTGAGAAGCTAGTTTTTTAAACTCTTTTTTCCCTTCCTCTGTACCTCTGTTAGTGGCTTTAAGTTTTTTCTGTAAATGGTCAAACCCTTTTTCTAAGTCACCCAAAGACATCTGAGCTCTTTCAGCTTCTATCTCTATACTTATGGCTATTTGTTCATCTGTCATTATTCTATTATTTTGTAGTTTGTTCCGTCAAATTGTACGACTACCGATTT